TAACTTGTTGTGACATATCAGTCTTTCGGCAATGCGTACCAACCTTCTGGAAGCGTTATCCGGTTGCTAGAGCGAACAGAAACGCCGTCTGCTCCTTTGACCCATACGCGAGCTTTAACGCTCTCAGCAAGCCTCACAGGCTCACCGTGAGGCACCATAACCACGCGAGACCCACAGCCGCAACTAGCGATTAGAGTCAGCAATACGATCCAGCAACTTCTTTTTGAGGTCTGGATCTCGTTTTGCGTCTTCAACGGTGGGCGGTGTTTGAACAAAACCAGTCAACCACTTGAGCAGAGCGGTAACGATCTGTTCGATAAAATTCACTCGGGCTTTTTGTCAGCGTCTTTTGCGGCAATGAGACCAAAACCAATGGTCACAGCAGCAATGGTTGCAGCAATATCCAAATTGGTTGTAGGATCGCCATCAAAGACAGCTTTAAGCGCACCGCCAACAGCGACGAGGATTGCGCCAACACCGGCAAGAGTAGTTTTCCAGTTCATTTTTTGAAGGTTTTATACAGACCGATTGATGCTGCGATAAAGGCTAAAACAGCGGCCCCAAGCTGGAACCACTGAGTTAGCTGCGGGATGAATGAGACCGCACCAGCAGCGGCAGCGGTCGCTAGAGAGATTCCAACTCCGCTGCTGTTGTTAGTGTCGGTTTGCATTACTCGGTAGGCTGGACGGCTTCAACCACCGGATTCGCCGCTTTGTAGGCCGCGACAACCACCGGAGTCCACAGCGCGTTGGCGATATTCACCACCTCGGTCGGCTGACCAGTAAGGTCGTCACCGGGGTTGAGCGTGTACTGCGAGGTAATCTCAGAACCCACAATCGAACCGCTGTTGTCGTAATCAACTCCGGTCGTGACGAACAACGAGTTGTTCTGGTTCACCTGTACTGCGACAATATCAACTGGTACGATCATTGGATGGTGGGGCTAGGGGTTTGAGCGGCGGCGTAGGCTGCGACAGCAGCAGGAGTCCAGACAGCGTTGGCAATCGCTACGACCTGTTCTGGCTGACCCGTAAGGTCTGAGCCGGGAGCGAGACAGTAGCGGCGGAAGGTGGAAGCCTTAACGGTTTCGCCATCGACGATCTGATCCGACAAGCGAACCTGAAGCGTCGTGTTGGGGAGAACCTCGCAAATGGAGAAAATAGTGCGTTCTGTTAGCATAGGATTAGACAGTGTAGGTTATTGAAGCTGTGAAATAATTACCACTAGCACTAGCATTATGTGTCACGTTTCCAAAGACTGAATTTGAGATATTGGAATAACAAACTAAGGAAGATTGACCAGCTCCTAACGCTACAAACGGACTTCCTGTAAATGTTGCTATATTGTAAAAATTAACACTACCGACTGCATTTACTGAAGCGTTGTTTGTAAACGGTAATCCGGTGATTCCAAGAAGACCAGAAGCTCCAAGTGTATTTTCGTTATTAAATGTAATCTGAACCGTAACAACGCGCCCAACTTTAGTATATCGACCAGTCCCAGTAACAGGAATGGTTGGATTAGTCGTTCCACCACTCAACGTCCCTGTCCAAGTCCCCTCCTCGTAATCGTTCAGTAGCTCGGAGGTCATCGTTCCGCTGCTGTTTGCAGTCGCGGAGAAGTCGATGCCTTTGCCGGACGTAGCCATCACTACGTTGCCGAGAGCTACGTTGACATTGCCGGTATTACCAATAGCTAAATAGTCTACTTCACTTCCGGTGGCTCCAGCACCAATTCTTAAATCATCAGTAACAGCTCCATAAGCTCTGATGTTCCATTGGTTACTAAGATTGTTAAGGCGCAATGCCGCAATACGATTACCTCCGCCGGTCGTATTAGTGATGATTGCCGTCGTTCCGGCTGCGGAACTAACCTCTGCTAAATTAACGTGAAGAGCAGAACTCGGTGTCGCCGTGCCAATACCCACCCGATCATTCGTCGCATCAACCACCAGCGTCGTGGTGTCCACCGTCAGTGCGCCGGTGATGGTGGCGGAGGCGAGGGTGGCGGTGCCGGATGCTCCGAGGATGTTGTTTACGCTGATCTTCTTCGTCGTACCAGATGCGGCCATCGACGTATCAGAGACATCGACCACCGGAAACATATCGTTGACTGGATCGGCAGCAGTCAGTGCCGTTAGTGCTGTAATTTTAGAGTCTGCCATAGGTCAGTTGGATTGGATTGCGAGTTTAAAGAGGTCTTCCTGTTGCAGAAAACCAGCGTCTTCACGCAACAGAGAATCGAAAGTGCCAAAGGTGATGACGATCTTTCCGGTGCCGTCTTCTTGCAGCACAAAGAACTCGTCCTCTTGCAGAACATCTCGACGCAGCACCGGCGCATCGGTGCCACCGGCTTGACCGGAGAACAACCGATTGAGTGCTATGCCGAGTGAGATCATTTAGGCTCGAGCTAGAAATGCTACGACGCTACCAGACAAGATCTGAAATCCAGTGATATTACCCACTAGCGGTAGGCCAGCAGGGATCGTCTTGGAGGTCCAAGTGCCGGAGATCTGGTAGCCGGTGATGGACGTAAACACCGTCGGCTCGGTCGGAATCAAGCCAGCCCAGTTGCCGGTCTGAGCGGCGGTTGTAGTCACCAGCGCGAAGCCTTCGCGACCCATTGAATACTCAGTCGAAATGTCTGCTTGGACGGCCATAAAATTGTTTTTCGGTTAAAGGGAGGGTCACTAGCGTGTCCAGCGACCCTCCCAGTTTTGGTTTGTTAACCCTTACGAATCTTCGGTGCTAAGGCTCCCTGTACCCACAGGATGAGCTTGCCTCCTTCAGGAACAGAAACAGTGTTGAAATTAGTGCGTTGGAGAGTCGCATCAATTTCGGGACCAGCCAGCAATTTCGTTTTGCCGGTCTTGTCCACTGCTATGGTTGTTGCAATACGCATATCCTAAAGGATTAAGCGGTGATCAAAACCTCAGCTTGCGTAGTATCCGCAGCAGCCGCGCCAAACATGATATCGTAAGAAGCCATGTGAGCGCGGGTCGAACGGGAATACCAGACAGAGAGCAACACAGACAGACCGTTGCTCAACTCGACAGTGCGCTGCTCAACAAACTCACCAGCGATCATTCCAACCGGCAAGCCGCTCGCAATCGCGATAGCGTCCTGACCGCAGACGAAGCCAGCAGTGTTAGCGATAGCACCAGTATAATCGTTTTGCTCCAAGATGTTCGCAAAGCCGAAATATCCGTTGTTCAACGGACCATAACGCGAATCAGGGAACGGATTAGTTCCAGCGGCAGCAGTCAACTGACCGGAGAACATCAAACGGGCCAAGTGTCCACCGTCCAGCAGCAGCAACTTCTGGCGGTAATTCTTAGCCAGAGCCAAGATCGCGGGAAGATCGCTAGAATCAAAGTTGGCAGCAGTACCAATGACAGTACCAGCACCAAACAGCGCGGCAGTCATCTGAGCCGTGACCTTCTTGCTAATACCAAGAGCAAAGATCTCAGCAGAACCCTGAGCCAAGTCGCTGATAGCAAAACCCTGATTCAACTCCTGCTGAGTGACGGTAAAACTCTTGGTGATCTGATTAACAGTCACCGAGGTAGCAGCCAGCGTGGACTGGTTAGCCGCGCCATCTTCAAAGTTGGTAGCGTTATCAACAGTCGCATCACCAGTGGTGAACTTTTTGACCTGAACGGTAGCGCGGGGACGCAAGTTATCCAAGCCAACGTTGCGAGTAAAACCGGCAATCATCGCCAACTTAGTAGTGGCAACAGTGATAACCGCATCAGCGAGATAATCGACAACCAAGCCAGCAGCGAAAGTGTTCGCATTCTGGGGAGCGATCATCGCGGACTGGCGCAGCAACTCACCATGATTCTCAATGAGGAAACTCTTACGCTCTGCACCAGCGCGGAGAGACTTATGCTTCTCCAGCAGCGGGTTGCCCAAGTTCTGAATCACGGGACGAACCGGATCAGGAGCGGGAGCGGCGGTGTTTGATTTCATTGAAGCCTCCAACGAGGTGAGCTTCGCAAGAATCGCGGACAGATCAACGGGAGCGGCAGGAGCAGCCGCAGCCGTCACAGTAGTAGCAGTGTCAGACATATGTGTGTCGGTGGTTTGTGTTGGTTGCGGCGTGGAGTCCACGCCATTTTTGCCGTTAGCGGTTTGGCTATTAGCAGAAAGCTTGTCGTCTAGGGATTCGTCTTCTTGCTCTTCTTGACGCTCAATCTGAGCATACAGAGCGTTGAACCAATCGCGTCCAGCAGCACCTCCCCAGAGGTTTGCCGCTACATCCGCAGGAGTGTTGGGTTCAGCCTCAAGAAAGCGGCCATTACGCGCCCACCAATTGTAGGCTTTATCAACCTTATCTGCGGTAGGAGCTTCGCCAGAAATCAGCGACTTAGCGTCAGCTACTGTAGCGGGTTCAAGACCGTCACCAGCAAGACCATCCTCGTATTGCTGGATGCCTTTTTGAAGATTGTTTTTAACAGTCTCAGGAGCGGTCTTGGTAACAGCGCGGGGATGCCATTTTGCAGCCATCGCCAGTTGTTTGATCGGCTTGTCCACCAAGCCAAAAGCCAGAGCTTCAGCGGTAGTAAACCAAGTCTCTGCTTTCATCGCAGCGCGGATCGACTCGGCAGAGCGTCCGGTCTTCTTATTGTACACTCCAACAAGCACCTCAGCGTGTTGATCCAAAGCCTCAGCCATCTTCCGCATATCCTCAGAAGTACCAGAAGCCATACCTGACGGATCGTGGATCATCATTAGAGCAGCGTCAGCCATCTCTACGCGATCACCGGCAAGAGCGATAATTGACGCGATAGAAGCAGCAATGCCCACAACGCGAGTGGTTACCGGAGCTTTGCGACCGCGCAATTGGTTGTAAATGCTGAGACCGTCCCAGACATTACCACCGGGAGAGTTGATCTCTACAAGCAGAGGACCGTTGCCAATCTCGTTGAGAACATCGGAAAACTGTTTTGCAGATAGACCGGAACCGCCGTACCAGTCTTCGCCAATCTGATCGAAGATCTGAACAGTAGCAGGATCACCGGCAGCGTTTGCCGGTGCGTAGTAAAGCCAATCTGACTTCTTGGTAAAACTCATTCGGTTTTCTTGGCTTTTGGTTTCCGAGTCTTCTTGACGGTAGCGGTAATCTCTTCCTGCTCTACAACAACAGGTTGCGACCCACCTTCTGACGGAGCGACTGGAGACGGAGATTCAGAAGGATCGCCTTCAATGTCAATAGCAGTTGCAACACTAGTTGCGGGACGTTCTTTCTGAATCACCGAAATCTCAGATACATCAACGCCGTATTTTGCAGCGAGTTGACGTACAAACAAAGCTTGTTGAGCTTTTGACTCTAAAGCAGAACGCCAATCAAGACCACGCGCACCGTAAACCTCATCAAAGGTTACAACGCCAGCCTCTAGCTCTGCCAATTGAGCCGCAGAATTACGGCCAACGTCAACATTCGGGCTGCGTGGAGCGGTGATTGATACTTCGTACCAATCTGAGGGAGCGTCGTTTAGTGTAGGATCATTCTTGATCGCGTACTCCATCGCGTACTCGTAAATACGACGAGCCGCTGAAGCCATAACTTGATGGCGAGACCGAAACCATACAGACGACATATCTAGCGCACCGCGATAGACAGTTCCCTGCATTGATTCTGGGTAAACAAGAACGTAAGGGATACCAACACCAGCGCAGACTTTCTCGGTCAGTTGTCGCCAGTACTCCCGCATATTGACACCGGGACGCTCGGTCGCGAACTGCTCGAAACTGTCACCGTTCTTCATTACCTTCACGCCAGATCCAAAGACCTGTTCGTAATAGTTCTCGGCGGTGTTTACGCTCGCTCCAGCAGTACCAGCGCGGAGGTTGCTCGCTTGGACTTCACCAGCGTCAGTCTTAACAATCTGAGCCACAGAAGCACCAAGCTTACAAGCTTCCATCTCCAGCTTTTGCAGATCATCTAGATCGTGCAGATCGTTGATAACCGCCGAGACAAACGGAAGACCTCGGAGTTGGCCGGGACGATTCGGCTCGTAGATATGGACTACGGAATCAGAGGGAATGGAGCGAACATCAGTCAGGTTACCCTGAGTCTTTTCCGCTCCGATAAAATAGGATATCGCTCGTCCAGTTCTTGGATCAAAGCGGATGCCATCAAAGACAGTCTCATCTGCTTGCATCCCTACCGGAGTAGCAATGGATTGAGCCTCAATAAGCTGTAATCGAGGTTTGCCGGTGTCTCCTTTGGTTAACAACAGGAAAGACTCTCCATCGTAGAACCAACCGCGAGCGGCTTGCCCCATCAAAGTAGAGAACGACTGCCGAGAACCGATATCGGGATAACGGCTCCAGACATCAAACCACTTTTTGGCTTTGAGATTCCAATCGGAATCACTGGAGGCTGGTTGAACCGAGAAGCTAGAGCCAACAGTGTAGCTCTCAAACAGATCACCAAGCCTATTGAGAACAGCGTTGTTTTGCTCGAAAAAGCGAGACTTGCGAACGATGGCTTGACGAGTCGAACTGGTAACATCAAACCGCGCGGAAGTGTAAGACGTATCGAGATACGAACGACGCAATGACTGACCCGCTCCTTCGTATTTGTTTACGGGAGCAGGAAACAGCTTGTTCGCTATGTTTTGAAGAAAGCCCATTAGCTCATTCGGGTTGTGGCTTCACGGCGGAATTGCGTGAAATCCCCATAATACCGAGTGGTTGAAACCAGAACGGCGGTCAGCATCTTGTTGTAAATCTGGAGATCGGTGGGACTAGCGATCCCATCACCAGAGAGAAGCGTCACGGCGTAATCGTAATCGGTTAACAGAGACTCCCACATTTGGAGCATCTCAATTGGTGCTGCCGTACCCTTACCGGGTTCAGCGAACTCAACGGAAACGTCAGAACTGGAAGTGCTGCGGACCACATTCCCGCTTTCCATCGAGTTAGCGGAAACAGTCAGCTTTGCCATTAAAGCCTCAAGCAATGTCAAAGCGGCTTTGCTCGCGTAGGTCGTACGCAAGTAACTCCGCTTAGTTGCTACTGTGTATGTGAACACTTGCGCGGACTATCAACAGACCTGCAAGTTTGTCAACCACTAGAATTTTCCGAGGTACTGGAAGTTAGGTCTCCCCACAACATTACCATCGCAAGTTGCATGATTTCACAGTCGTGCAAATGGTCAGGCCAACGAGTGTTTCTTTTAAACCACAAGTGTTTGATCCTACCGGAGCGGTTAGCCGTCGGCTTGAGAAGATGGCTGTCTAGATGCTTCCAATAGGTATCAGAATCGCTCGCAAAAGCCCCTTCAGCGTCTAGCGGAGCGGGTAGGCTACAAACACTCCATTGATGAGTCTCGGTCCCTTTACGGAGCCGCTGGAGCACCTCCCGCATATGCTCGGTATCAAAGACAAGCAACGGTTGTACAGCGTCCGTACGCATTGAGGTTGAGGTTGTAATTCCAAAGGGATGGATGGAGCCGGTCTTAGACGTAAATCTAGCTCCGGTCTCGCGTCCTTTCATCGGCAACCAGCCGATTAACATTGGCTTTCGCAGACCTCCCTCTGGTGGATAGCGAAGACCGCAGGGATAGTTTATCGGGCTTGCACTGCTCTGCGAGAACTCCGCACAAGCATCATACACCGCTTGCGTGTTATAGCCGGAATCAACGCCAACATCCATATCGTGGACGTTGTATTGGAGTTGAATCCTGCGGAGTGCAGCAAAATCATCAGCGTGACCGGCTCCAACGAGACGAGAGTTGCCTTTGCTCCACTCGCGGCAGACCCACCAAAGAAACGGAGCGGCAGCTTGTACGTCAGCCGTAAGATAGCGTCTGGCTTCTGGAATTCCAGCGTCAGAGACGATCTCGACTCTGTCCTGTTGAGTCTCCTGATTTTCCCACGGTTCCGCGAGCATTCCGTTGATAAATCCCTGCAAACCCATCATCGAGCTTTTTGCTTCCAAGAAAGCTACGGCAAGATTTCCCCAAGTGCATTTGCGATCTGGGGAGTAGAGAGACGAGAGGTGGTAAGACCTTACGCTCGGAAGGCTGGCTTTATTCTCTGAAATCCACTTGCCGTGACGTAACCCTGCGACTTTCTGGCTGTCGCTTATCTTTCCCTGACAGAGTTGGCAGGCGTAGTGGGCGGTAGTACGGATGCGCTGCCAGTCGGGTCGTCCGTCTTCTAGTTTCTCGTTCTCCCAAGTGACTTGTCGCCACTCTAGCTTGATATGCTCGCGGCAGTACGGACACGGGATGTAATACCTCCGCTGGTCTCCTCGCAGATATCTCTGCCAGATTCGTCCCTCAGAGGTTGTCGGAGTCGAAGTGAAAAACGCTTTGGAGCTACTAAACGCTTTGAGTCGCTGCTCGGCAAGATCAAGAGCGTCAGCTTCTTTAGCGGTCGCATCAGCGAATTTGTCCACCTCATCTGCCACTAGGATTCTGACCGGACGAGATGCTAGATTGGCTGGTGAGTTGCTGCCCACAAACGTCAGGGTACAGCGGTCGAACTGCTGCTCTAGATTAGTGATCTGGTCTTTGTCGGTTGGAAACCGCGCGATCATTGCAGGAGAGTCTTCCAGCATAGGGAGCCAGCGAGATTTAGAGAAAGACCGCGCTAAGTTCTCGCTCGGCATTAACCACAAAGCAGGAGACGGCTCTATGTCAATGGACCAAGCAAGACCGGCCATTAGTGTCGTCGTTTTGCTGGTCTGAGATCCCCAACACAGAGTGACCTCGGAGACCGCTGGATCTTTCCAAGATTCCAACGGTTCTCGGCAATATGGTCTGACCGCTGTACTAAAAGGTCCGGGATGCTCGGTCTGTCGTTGACTTAGAGTCAGATTGCTCTCGGCCCACTCGACAACAGACTGCCGTGGAGTCGGTCGCCATAACTGTCGTCGGAACTCTAGGATCTCTAGCTCTAGGTCTGTCATCAGAATAGTTGGTTCATCTTATATTGCATAGCGGAAGCCATATTGATTAACGCCATTCGGTCTTTGATCCCATTAACAAGACGGTCCTCAACCTTATGGTTTGCAGCCCAAGACGCATTGCGGTTGAAGATCTCAACCATCATAACAATGTTGTCATCCAGCAGATGCAGCACTCCGTAGAACGGGAGCTTTGTGCGTCTGGTGACTTCTAGAGCC